GAAGAACTAGAATCTGTTGGACAAATCATGGTCAAACAATTGAAGAATAGATATAATGATCCAACAATGTTCAAACGGTTTACTGTTGGCATTGATAGAGCAAAGATGAAACTATTTGACATTGCACAAAGCGACCAAGACTTTATGGCAGATTCTGGACATAAAGGTGAAGATAAACCACTCAATACATTTGGATTGCGTGAAAAGAAATTTGATGGATTTAAAGTATGAAATTAGAAGTAGATGCAGCCTTACATTGTGCTAAAGTATTAGAGGACTATTTTGTTAATTTTGACCGTATTGATGATTATATGCGGAATCAAAAAGACATACAGATAGCTGAATTGCCTTCTTATTTACCTGGAATGGGTATTGAAGAAGACTTGTTCTCAGACTTCACAATGCATCCTAATGACATGCACATCGATGTTGTTGGTATGGACAGTACACGTTGGGACGATTACATTCGTATTATTTCATCTCATGTGACACCACCATCAATTCCTGGTCGTAATGCCAAATATGCTGTCATTGAAAAGAACACAAATAAAATCTTGGGTTTTATTCGTCTTGGTTCTCCAGTTATCAATTGTAAACCTAGAAATGATTTACTTGGACAATCCTTCACCAAAACAAAAGAATTTGCTAGAGCGTTTAACAACACAACTCTAATGGGTTTTACAATTGTACCTGCTCAGCCTTTCGGTTACAATTATCTTGGTGGTAAACTCTGTGCAGCTATTTGTTGTTCACATAAAATCCGTGAAGACATGAACAAAAAGTACGGTATGAACCTGTGTATGTTTGAAACAACCAGTTTATATGGTAGTTCTAAAACTGTTAGTCAATATGACGGTATGAAACCATATATCAGATTCAAAGGATTAACTGATAGCAATTTTGTTCCGATGCTTGATGGTGAATCTTATAAAAAACTTAAAGATTATATTGAGGAACAAACTGGTGAACAGTTAATTGATCCTTCTGATTCCAGTAAAAAACTTAAAGCCACTACCAAAACTATTTCTTTAGTCAAGGCTGCATTAAAAGGTATGCCTGAGTTGGTTAGATTCAATGAAGTGATTGAGAAAGCCAAAGACCTAACTGAACAAAAAAGATATTATATCTCACATTATGGATTTAAAAACTTTACTGATGTTGTAACTGGTAAAACAGATGTGTTGGTAAAAGACGACACGTATGATAAATTTGAATTGGAAAATGTGATAAAATGGTGGAAGACTAAGGCAAGTAATCGTTATGAGTCTCTCAAGGCTGATGGCAGATTACGGACTGAGTTAGAAGTTTGGACCTCGGGTAAGGAGATCCAAATCATCAGATAAATACTTTTTTTCAAGGTGAAACATGGCCTATACATTTTTTCCAAAAACAGCAACTGAAATCAAACAGACACTTAAAGGTGATAAAGCAAAAATAGATGATATTATTAATGTCTTTGCTTATTTAAAATCAAACTTTAAAAAAATAGAAAACCCAATTAATATTGATCCAAAATCTATTGGTAAAATCAATATTACTAGAGGTTTATATGGCAACATTGATTTAAACAAAATCAAAAGCGCAGTTAAAGCAACAAAAATTACAATGAAATTTGGCGATGGTTCATCGGGAGGTCGTGGTGTAAAAAATAAAGGTAATGCCTATGAAGGTCAGTTGGCTGAAGCTTTGAGGCAATGGTGGAGTGGTGAAAAAATTGATGATACAAATCTTGCAAAAGCAGTTGATGATATAGTGAAGTTACATCAATTGAATAAATGTAAAAAGTTGGAAGTAAAAGAAGTTGGTGAATTGAATAATAAAAGGCCATTTATTTTTACACCACAAGTTCTTATTTCATCTAAAATTCCCGTATCTGATAACAATTTAGGGCCAGTTGTTACAGATATTACATTGATTTGTGATGATAAAAAAGAAATCTTTTTAAGCTTAAAAACTGGTGGTACAGTTACCTTTTTCAATTCTGGTGTTCGTACAGTACTCACTCCATCTGAAATTAAAAATGGTCGAATAACAAATAAAGACGGTCTAAAAATATTAGATATGTTTAATATTAAAGATGCTTTATTTTGTGACATCTACAATGGTAAATTGAAAAAAGGTTATGTTGAAGATGTTTGGAAAACAATGTCACCAAAACAAAAAAAGGAATTAAAAAACTTTTTAATTTCTGGTGTGGGGCATGGATACACAATAGTTCATAAATTAGGCAGTAGAACAGAAGTGTATGAGGTTGATAAAGGTTACATGGATTCAGCTGCAACACCATCCTCTTGCAATGTTTATTATGGTGGCAAATCAGGCACAGGAAAAAGAATCGATATGGAAATTGAAACCGGACACTATATTCTTAAACTAAACATACGAGACACACAAGGTGGCGATGGTTATCCTACTCGTATGATGTGTGACTATTCGTACAAATAATACGATTTAACTAAAGGTTAATTATGAACAAAGCGACAATAATAATACCGACTACAGGTGCACCAACACTTAGAAATGCAATTGAGTCGGTGTTAAATCAAAGTGAAACGACAACGTGTTATGTTGTGTGTGACGGTGAAAAGTTTTCAGGAGCTACTAAGGTAATACTGGATGATTACCTTGGTAATCCTAATCTAAAGGTAGCATACTTACCAATTAATGTTGGTGCTAATGGATTTTACGGACACCGTATATATGCTTCTTTTACCCATCTAATTGACACAGAATTTGTGGGATATTTGGATCAGGATTGTTGGTTGGAAAAAGACCATGTAAAAAGTTGTTTAGAAACAATAACTTCTACGAACACTGATTGGGTATACTCACTCAGAAAAATATGTGGTAAACTTGGCGATTACATTTGTAATGATGACTGTGAGTCTCTTGGTAAATGGCAAACATATCATGGCATCAATCATATAGATACTAATTCATATTGCCTTAAAACAAGTGTTGCAATACAATTGGCTTCTGCTTGGCATGGCGGTTGGGGTCAAGATAGAGTATTCTATTCAGTATTGCAAAAATACTTTCCTAAGTATGAGTGTACTGGTCAATACACGGTAAATTATCGTGTAGATGGTAATGCGGGTTCCGTTAATGCCGAATTCTTTAAGAACGGCAACGAAGTGATGAATAAAAAATATAATGGAGTTTTCCCATGGACAAAAGTAATGACGCAGTAGTTGGTTTTATTACCGGTTACAAATTTGAAAAGATTGCACCTTGGGTCAATTCACTTTTAGCAAGTGGATTTTCTGGCCAAAAATTTATGATTTGTTACAACATCGAAGAAGATGTAATCAATAAATTAAAAAACCTTAACTTTAATGTCATCAACATCAATATGAACGAACAGTTCAATATTGTTAATATTCGGTTTTTACACATTTGGCAAATACTAAATCAATTAAAAGGTCAATTAAGATACGTCATTAACACCGATGTGGCTGATGTTATCTTTCAAAGTGATCCATCCGATTGGTTAGAAAAAAACATTGGTGATAAGAAACTTGTTGTAGCTTGTGAATCACTCAAGTACAAAGATGAAGCTTGGGGTATTCATAATATGTACAAGTCCTTTGGTCCTGTGGCTGCTGACCATATGAAAGAAAGACCAATCTATAATGCAGGTACAACTGCTGGTGTTTGTGAGGATTACTTGGACTTCTGTTACAATGTGAGTCTGTTGTGTGATGGTGCACCAATGTTTGTTGAGGGTGGAGGTGGTCCTGACCAAGCTGCCGTTAATTTGTTGTTGTCACTTAAAACATATAATGACGTTACTATGTTCGTCAATCACGATACACCATGGGCTTGTCAATGTGGTACAACAGCAGACCCAAATAAAATTAATGGCTTCAGACCAAACTTACTAAGTAAAGAACCTGTATTTGAAGACGGATGTGTGTACAATACATTTGGCCAAAAATATGTAATGGTACATCAATACAATCGAGTACCTGAATGGAAGAAACAATTAGAGGAGAAATATAGTGTCACACCCAGCACAAAATAGTTATATTAAATATGTAAAAGATAAATTTCCTGATTCTTTCCATAAAAAACAGGTTTTGGAAATTGGCAGCCTTAACATCAATGGTACAGTTAGAGACTTCTTTAGTGAATGTCATTATGTTGGACTAGATGTTGCTGAAGGTAAAGATGTTGATGTTGTTTGTGAAGGCCAAAACTTTGATGCACCAAGTGAGAGTTTTGATGTGTCAATTTCATGTGAATGTTTTGAACACAATCCAGAATGGGTGGCCACTTTCCGTAATATGTACAGAATAACCAGAACAGGTGGTTTAGTTATTATGACATGTGCAACAACTGGTCGACCAGAACATGGAACAACTAAGACAACACCACAAGATTCACCTTTGACAGTTGGACTTGGTTGGAATTATTACATGAATCTTACAGAGAAAGACTTTAGGGATAACTTTGATATTGACTCGATGTTTAAAGAATATGAATTCTTAAAACAAAATACAGACCTTTACTTTTATGGTGTAAAATGAAATTATGTTTTGTAGTGCATAGATATGCTCCTTTTCCTGGTGGCTCGGAATATTATGTTCAACAGATGGCGGAAGAAGCTTTGTCTAGAGGACATCAAGTTACTGTATTGGCTGGTGAACACAAAGGTGACTTGAATGGTGTTCATGTAACATCCGAAGCCAAGGTTCTATTTGATACCGACCTGATTGTTGTTCATGGTGGCGATGTTGAAGTTCAAAATAGAATACTACTAAGTGCCAAACATCTACAAGACTTAGGTGTTCCTATGTTGTATATGTTGATTAAGCCATCCGAAAGTTATGTGTGTTTACAAGCTTTGAGAGATGTGAAATATATTGGATGTTCTGCACCTGAAGATTGGGTGCATGTCAGAAAATTTGGTGTTACTGACAAAGCACGTAAAGTAATTCATGGTATATCTCCAGTAGATTGTATTGGCGTTAGAGGTCGATTCAAAGACAAATACAATATACCAAAAGATAAAAGAATGTTCTTATCTTGTGGTGGTTACTGGCAAAACAAAAAGATGATTGAATTGGCCAATGCTTTTATGGCAGCCAATTTAGATAATGCTATATTGGTTACTACTGGTTATGACAATCGTTTTGGTATCATGCCAAAGAAAACTGATAATGTTATTCCTTTAATGGTTGAAGATCCAAAAGATGTTAAAGATGCCATTGCCGATGCTGATTGTTATATTATGAATTCTGATGCTGAAGGCTTTGGTCTTGTCATATTAGAATCAATGATTAATGAAACACCATGGATATCTCGTAATATTGCTGGTGCCAAATTGTTATCTAAGTTTGGTACAGTATATGAAACAGAAGATGAGTTGGTTGAGATATTGAAACATTGGCGTCCAAGTAATACAGATGCAGCTTTTGAATATGTAACAGCAAATCATTTAATTAAAAACACCGTTGATGACATTGAAAACGTATTAAAATGAAAATAAAAGTCTTTAGTCATGCTTTGGATATCAATGGTAATATTGGTATCACCTTAGAACAGACCAAACTATTGGAAGAAACTGGCCTTATAGATGCAGCTGAAATTAATATGATGTTGCATTATAATGAGCCTCTTTTTAGATGGTTACAAGTTCGATGGAGAGATAGAGACAATATAAACTACAAGACCTTTGGACCAGAGTTTCAACAATGGTATGAAGGTACCACAATATTACACATACAAAACCTAGTTCATTCTACGGATGAAGAATTCTATGTATGCTATATGCACCACAAAGGAATATCCAGTAACCACCATGAGTGGAGAAGATACATGCAATACTGGAATATTGAAAAGTGGCAAGAATGTGTGCAACATCTAGATGAAGGATATGATACCTGTGGTGCCTCATTTCTAACTGCTGAATCACCTTCTCTTACTTGTGGACCTTATCCAATCTATGCTGGTAACTTCTGGTGGGC